CTTTCTAATCCACTTCCGAAGTGTCCTGAAGGTTTCATTTGGAACCCAGTGATCTTTGGTGGTAAGGTAAAGAAAATGATACGGTGTCGTTATAAGTCGGAGAACAGAGCTTGTTCCCGTTTATTTCAAGGTATATTACAAGGTGTAAAGCGCGGTGCTGCAGTTGTCCCTAACTGCTATGTTTCTAAGAGCTACCATTCGCATTTGGATATTTTGTCCAAGAAACCTTTACCGGTTTGCGAAGAATTTATTTCCAGTTTTGAACAGAAAGCTGATGTTATTTTCCGTGGCTTTGGGATGAGTAGAAAGGATATTCTATCGATCACTGAACCTTCCAAGGCAGCTAGCTTTAATCAGTCAGCTGGTCGTGGGGGTCAGGAAGCAGATATAGTTTCTTATATCGATGTATTAGAAGGTCAAACCGTGGTGGAGCGGTCCGAGGATTTACTCGGTCACGTAACCAGAAGCGGATATCTATCTAATATGGGGTATAATGAACTTGTCGGCATGTATGATCAGACGGAGTCGGGTTTAGTTGAAGAATTAAGGGGACGGATTATTCCCCCGGAGGTAAAGGCGTTGATAATTAATCGCTGTTACTTTACTTTTTTCGATCGCCCGATTGCTTGCCGTGTTGTTGCTATACGAGAGTTCTTAAAGGTTCGAATTATCACTGCAGGAGAAGCAGTTCCTTATTATCTGGGTAAGCCATATCAGCGCTCACTTTTTAAACATCTTGTGGTTAAGCCACAATTTGAATTAATGGGTGAGCCCTTGGACGTATCACATATTGAGGCGATGATAATTCAGGAGAAGGAGTTGGAAAAATACTTAGCGTCCACTTATGGTCACAACCAAGGTTTGAATTTCACAGACTTTGTTTCTGGAGATTATTCGGCAGCGACTGATAATATTTCGATTGGGTATACTATGGCGAGTTTTGACAGTACGGTTCGTTCCCTTTTAGGGAAGAACAGTTCTGTTTTAGCTATCCAGTATGTAACTATTATTCGGAAATTGTTGGAACCGCATATGCTGTTCTATCCAAAGCAAGAATTCATTCAGGGAAGTATCACCCCGGTAAAACTAGAAATAGTACGCGAGGAACATCCGAATTTTTTGGGTGTTGTCGAAAACGGTGTCTTTATTGGTTGTGTAGGTGTTAACACTTCACTTATACCGGTGCCAGAATCTGGAGGTAATCTTGCAGTATTTATGCAGAAGAATGGTCAGTTAATGGGTTCTCCCATTAGTTTTCCTCATCTCTGTTCAATTAATGTAATTGCCTTCTGGATTTCTCTGGAAAAGTATTTAGGGTATAGAGTGCCCTTAGACCTGCTCCCTGTCCGTGTAAATGGTGACGATATATGTTTCCGCACGAATGAGCGACACTATGCTATCTGGCTTGAATGCATTGCAGAGGTTGGTTTTAAGTTATCCTTAGGGAAGAATTATGTTCATCCCTCCGTTTTGACTCTCAACTCTGTAATGTACCAAGCAGAAGCCTCTGATTCCTCACCGTGTGGTTTTCGTTTTCGTGAACTACCCTATTTGAATGTTGGCCTTTTATTTGGTCAGTCAAAAGGGAAGGCCTCTGACACTGATCGTAAGCTATCGTTACAAGAGATTTATAACCTTGTGATTGATGGGGCTGTTGATCGTGTCCGAGCTCATCGCCGTTTTATACATTATAACCTTTTTCAGATCCAGCAAATGACAGATAATGGTAAGTTTAATCTGTTCCTTCCCCGCGAGTACGGGGGGTTAGGTTTCCGAGTGTTTCCGGAAGTGATTGGGG